CGGCATACGAGATAGCGTAGCGTCTCGTGGGCTCGGAGATGTGTATAAGAGACAGAAAGAGCATCCAGACGCAGAAGTTATCGTCGCCGACAATGGTAGTATGCTAAAAACAGGCTCTGTTGCGTTAACTGTTGACTACAATTTTGACAATGACCAAGATACAGGTGAATTCTTTATCGTAACTGAGGAATGGTAAAGAATGAACGAGAACTATCTACCCATCTGTACCCATTGCTATGGTGTTCGGGTTGAGCCTCATCGTGCTAAAGCTATACGACCAACATGTATGGCTTGTGGAGAAATCCTGGCACGTAAGGTGCAACACACTATAGCTCCCATCAATAAGAGCAGCTACATGTTGATCAGCAACATGGATGAACTCAAACAACTTAACCCAAAGAGGACAACATGAGAATGAAAGACTTTCTGTTAGGACTTGAAGATGATCTACGTAGTAGGGGTAACTACTGCTGTTATTGTTTACAGCCTCAAGATGGCAAGATCTCTTGCTGTCAAGAAAATCATTTTGTTCCATTCAACGATCTCTACGAAGAAGATCAAAAAGCAATGATTCAAGAAGCTGTTGATGAATATGCTGAGTGGAGTAAGACTCAGTGAGCGAGAGAGTCCTCGAGCTTAGCTCTGCGGTGTACGCAAAGCCCGGCAAGCCTGTTCCCGCCACCAGAGGTGGCAGGGGCTTGCGAGGGGCTTCGCTCAAATCAATCATCGGGCTAGCCACCCCGCGCAAGCGTGGGCGGGGATGGCTTCGCCCTCTTTAACTTTTCAAGGAGATAGATATGTTCAATCAACTTTTGTGGTTCATAGAATCAAATGATTATGACGATGTTCTGGTAAGCATTAACATCGACACCCCTTTCGAGGATGAGACAGTACAACAACAATTGGAATTATTTGAAGACGAACTGGCGTAACAAACTTCGATATGGTCTTAGCAATAGGATCATATCTAGGCAATGTTGCCTGTGAGGGAGAAACAAATGGATGCTCACATGATGTCCACTTTGTATGCTGCTGCTACTGAGAGTCTTGTCTCAGATGCTTCAGCTACAAGTACATTCGAGAAGATGATAGCTGTTGCGTTTACGCACAGCTCAGTTGAAACGTTTGCTAAAGACCTGCGGGATACTGAGAAGCAAATCAAGAAGGACTACGAAGTCAGTTCAATGCCAGGTCCTTGGAGATCAGCTAAGTCAGTCATTCACACAGCTATGAAGCTCAGTATCAAGCTCATTGATGACAATGGAAGTTATTGCGGTAAAACATTTCTGCAAAACAAAATCAAAGAACTGAAGATTCCCAAGGAAGAAACCAGTGCTGAAGATTATGCCAACAAAGTTATTAGGAACTTGATGAATGTCCCTGAAGGTATGGATGCTCTCAAAGTGTTCAAGCTTGTGAAGGAGTTTGTGAATGCGAGTGGTAAGTAATGCTGACTAAAGGCATTGAGGTAATGAAGTACATACGAGCAAGTGCTGGCAGAGCTGGCATTTCCGTTGTATTTGAAGACGCTAATCAACCTAGACATGATGGTAAAACCATCTATCTGCCTAGGATTGTTACCACAACCACGGAGTTAGAACTCAAACAACTAATGGCATCAACGGATCACGAAGTGGCCCATGATCGTTTTAGTTCGTTTGATGTTCTCAAGAAGAAAGAGATGCACCCCCAAGGTATGTTGATGTTTGTATGGAACTTCTTAGAAGATTCCAGAATTAACTACATTGAGGCTGTAGAGTACCGTGGTTTTAAAGAGAACTGGGATGATTGCAGCTCTATATTGATTGAACAAATCATAAAAAGATGCAAGGAAGAACCAACTCCAGCTTCAACACTCATTACAGCTATGTTTTGTTGGGAGGTAGTTCTAACAGGTTCTATGTTCCCTCAAATAGAACTTGCTGTGAGCAAAGCAACTCCTAACAAGAAGGTTCTGGATGTTCTTAATAACTTTACTGATCGTCTTGCTCATTGTTATACGATCTTGGATAAAGAAATAGGAACTGAAACAACCTACCAGTTGGCTATAGACATCCTCAAAAAACTTGGTGAAGAGTGCAAAGTTGAACTGAAGCCAAAGCTTGTCAAAGCTATCAAAGGTGATGGTGATGGTAAATTAGAAAAATCCGGTGGAGAAGAAGAAAAAACAGATGGTTTAACCTCTGACACACCGAATAAAGATGGAGAGAAAGGTGAGAACAAACATGACGAGTACAAAATCATTGAGCTAAAAATCACTGAAGATGAGCTGGCTGCATATTCTTTGACTATGCACAACGAAGATGGTGAGGACATGGGTAAGGTTGGTATCAACTTTGAACCTGTAAAAGAAAAAGATGGTTGGGACTTAACTGACTATGAGAAATTCATAATTATTGATTACCCCAAAAACACAGGTCCAGAGCACTATCTTACACGTAAAAAAACCACTAATTTTCTTAAAGAGTATCGTAATGATGTTGAACCACAACTGGTTTCACAAGAAAACTTTGCTCAACAAGTTCGTAGGTTGATTCAAATCAAAGCTAAGGTACAACGTCAATACGGAGTCAAGAAGGGCAAACTAGATCAATCTAGGTTGTCTCGTATCTGTTTTGATGCACCTGGGTTCAATGAGCGTGTGTTTAAGAACAAGATTGACAACAAAACACTGGATGCTGCTATCACCGTACTGGTTGATATGTCTGGGTCTATGCAAGGAATGAAAGCGTATTACGCTCTAGCTTCTACGTTGTTAGTCAACGAAGTTTGTTCAACTTTAAACATTCCTCTTGAAATTGTTGGATTTACTGATGGAAAACTTAATGGATTTACTGATTGGGTTCCCATGATGTTTATCTATAAGAGTTTTTCTGATTTAAAAGTTGATTCAGATGCAATAAAGAAATATTTTGAATTAAGTAGTTCCCATATGACTGGAAACCCTGATGGCGAAAATATTCTTTGGGCGCATGATCGACTTATTAAACGTAAAGAGAAAAAGAAATTGCTAATTGTCATGTCTGATGGCAGTCCAGCAGCTTCTAAAAGTTCTTTTGGAATAGGTAAATTCACAGACACAGTAATCAAAGAGATAGAGAAAGCAAAGTCAGTTGACATTTATGGTTTGGGTTTGTGTAGTAGCTCAGTACGGGATTACTACCAATCACACAGCATAGTCAACCAACCAGAAGAAATACCAAGCAAGTTGTTAGAACTCATAGAAAGGAAAATTATCAATGTCTGACCCAGAAGTCAAAACCACAACAAAAGTCGAAGACCTTGTTAAAACCAAGATCAAAGAAGCAATGGAAAAGCGTAGAGTTTCAACAGCAGAAACAACATACGACATAGCTTCTGATACTTATGTAACTGAAACACCAGAAGGCCCTGTAAGAACACGTCCTGATCTTAAACCTAATCAAACTTATTTCTCTGACTTGTTCAGAGAGCTTTGGATTATTGACAGAGAAGACTTTGGTGTCACTATGTTCAAACACATGGCTACGGATTATCCTTGGGATGAACGTATAGCCTCATTTGTTCCTAGTATCAATCCTGCCTACGTCATTGACAAAGACTTGGCTGCAAACGTTCTTAGAGCATGGGAGTTAAATGAAAGAGTACTCTGTTACGGGCCTACGGGGGCTGGTAAATCTAGTCTTATTGAGCAGCTTTGTGCTCGTACTGGTCGCCCTTTCGTTCGGGTTAATTGTACTGGGGACATGGATACCTCAATGATCTTTGGTCAGTTGACAGCTAAGGAGGGTTCAACAATCTGGGTAGACGGTGCTGTAACAGAAGCTGTACGTTATGGTGCTGTGTTTGCTTGGGACGAATGGGACGTAACTCCTCCAGAAATTTCTATGGGTCTGCAATGGCTCTTAGAGGACGAGGGCAAGCTTTTCTTGAAGGAGATGCCCGGAAGTACCAAAGACAAACAAATTGTCCCTCACGAGCATTTCAGGATCGTAGCTATTGGCAACACACAAGGCCAAGGTGACGAGACTGGTTCACATGCTGGTACTAACGTTCAGAACTCTGCAACTCTTGACCGCTTTGGCACTGCTATCTACGTTGACTATCTTGAAGCTTCTATCGAAGAAAAGATGTTGACTAACAGATGGCCTACAACAATCACAACTAAAACAGCTAAAGAGCTTGTCAAACTGGCTAATCTGATCCGCAACGGCTACAAAGCTAGCCAATTCAATCTAACAATGTCTCCACGGTCATTGTTCAGCATCTGCAACAAGGTTTCTTTTGGAATGTCCTTGAGAGCAGCTTTCAGTCTTGTTTACCTGAACAAATTAAACGACACACAGCGTAAGGTTGCTGATGAGTTGTTTACCAAGATTTACGGTAACAAAGAAATCTAAAACTACAAAACCATATAGCCTTCCTTCAAGGGAGGGCTATGTATTTTGGGCTTTAAAAAAAATGATCAACCGCAAACTAATCCTTGACAATGCTCCGTCCGTAGTAGGACAGCAGATACACATCAATCACACGGAGTGTGAAGCAGGTGTAGACAACAAACGTAGGCTATACATCAAGCGGGAAGCTACTGCTATTGTGGCTTACTGCCACCATTGCAATCAAAAAGGCTTTGTTAAAGATGGTGACGAAAGATTGTCTACCTGGATCAACAAACCAACAACATCTGTTACTAGTAGCACTAAGCCTGTGATAGCTTCTCTTGCTGTCGAAGGTAAGCTGTGGCTGCACAGTCATTACTGCGATCCAACAAAAAACATATTTAATGGCGTAGCAGGGGAGCGACACAAAGTTGCTCTCACCCTGCATAACCCAGAACAGCAGCCGATAGGCTGGCAGGTACGCAACCTAGCACCTAACGCAACACCCAAGTACACAACACACTACACCAACAGCAGCTCCAAAGGAGATGCAGCTTGGTTTCATTATTTCAGTAAGACGCTAGTCATAACTGAAGACTACCTCAGTGCTTATAGAGTTAACCACGACACAAGTCATAGCTCTGTAGCGTTACTAAGAACAGCACTGTCAGATAAAACGCTAAGACAAATACACGATCTCAACTTTGAGTACGTGCTTATTTGGCTTGATCCCGATGAAGCAGGTGTACAAGGAGCAACAAAGGCATACAAGAAACTAAACCACTTCCTACCATCAACAACAAAGATTATCGTGCTTGGCATAGATAAAGAACCCAAACAATGTACACCAGCAGAGCTGTACGACACACTCATTTAAAGGACACAAATGAACATTGAGGATCACAAGTTTTTGCTTGAAGTTGCACATCGTGCAAAAAACCCAGAAATAGCAAGAGCCATCATTAACTCTGCTATCAACGGTATGCACGACAAGGCGGTGGAAAACCGTGAACACGCAGTGGACATGGAAACAGTGGCTTGCGTTGCGCTAAACCATCGTTTGTTTAAAGATAGCAGCAGACTCATACTTGACAAGTTAGAGAAATGGAAACATATGCACGGCTTGCGTTGGGACAATCAGATTAAAGCATTACAGGAGAAAGCAAAATGAACAACCCACCAGCATTTCCAACAGGCACAGGGGTTGCGCCATACAACCCCGGCATGACACTGCGGGACTACATGGCGGCAAAGGCTATGCAAGGAATGATGCATGACGTTGATCAACCACACTGTGATTACATTGCACAGAAAGCTTACCAAACGGCAGATGCAATGTTGAAAGCGAAAGAAACTAATGGACTATGACGTTCTCTATCTTTGCTCTCAAAGCAAAGAGAACCTAACCAAGTACAGACGGTACATCAAACCGCATGTAGTGGTTAAAGAAACCAACATCATTCTTGATGGTATGGACAAATACTACAAAACATTCCCAGGTGTAACAGAGTTCAATTGGGAATCTTTCTCTGCGTTCTTAATAGCAGATCAAAGCAAGCGACTGACTGACGATTCAATTGTCAAACTTCGCATGACCATAACAAAAGCAAGATCATTTGTTCCACACCATGCACACGAAGAAGTAATCAAGACTCTCATAGAGTTGGACTACCTTGCTCAGATCATGGAGGAATGTGAGAAAGTCAAAGAAGGCTCTAGCGACCTTGAACACGTTCACATCCTAGCCACTAATGCTCTTAAAGATGTGGAGAGATACATTGAAAAAGATGAGTTGTTTGTCTCGGCTGACCTTAGTGTTATTGCTGATCGGATTAGTAGCTCAGGATACGAATGGCGTTTAGATGTGCTTAACCGCAGTCTGGGTCCTCTACGTACTGGTAATTTTGTTATTGTTGCTGCACGAGTTGAGGTAGGTAAGACAACGTTCTTGGCTAGTGAGATCAGTTATCTTGCACAGCAACTGCCTAAAGACAGACCTGTTGTATGGGTCAACAACGAAGAGGAATCTTCTGTTGTGTTCTTTAGGATTGTTCAAGCTGCACTTGGTAAAGAATCTAAAACAATCATTGCTGACTCTAAGACAGCTATGGCTGACTACACAGCATTGATGGGTGGTAACAAGGACAAAATACGTGTTACTAAGGACATGAACCACGTTCGTGACTTAGAAACATTGTTCCGTGAAGTTAACCCAAGTTTGATTGTGTTTGACCAACTTGACAAAGTAGATGGCTTTAACAAATCTGACGACAGAGAAGACATCAAGCTTGGCAAGATATACAAATGGGCTAGGGAACTTGCAAGAAACTATGGCCCAGTTATTGCTGCATCACAGTTGTCTGCTACAGCAGTAGACATGAAAGACCCTCCGTTTATTGGCTTAGCTGCTCTGCGTGGCTCTAAGACTGACAAACCGGGTGAAGCTGACGTAGTAATCACTATTGGCAAGTACAAAGAACCCAAGAGTCCAGAGGAAGAGATGATCCGAACAATCAATGTTCCTAAGAACAAACTCCCAGGTGGCGGGCCTAAGCATATGGAATCAGAACGTCACGGACAGTTTCTTGTAACTATTGATCCTATTCGTGCAAGGTATGAGTGAACTCTATTCATTTGATTGGACAGACCCAAGAGGAGGAAGCATGACAAGTGCCACATACAAAGCAGCAATTGATGAAGCAACAGTGCAAATGGAATTGTTTACATTGTTTGAAGAGAATGTTGTTGAGATGGAGTATGTAGGCAGCAGAGTAACTTGTGTACCAGCTCCTACAGACACAGATGAAGACGTTTTAATTCTTACAGATAACTTAGGTATTTTTGTAAGAAGATGTAACAAAGCAGGTTTTAAAGACACAGGCTCTTACACAGGAGCAGCATTTCATTCTTTAAGACACGGAGAAATCAATCTAATCATCACAAATGAAAAGGAGTTTTACGATAAGTTTATGCTTGCAACTCATGTGTGCAAGTGCTTAAACGTGTTAGACAAGCAGCACAGGATCATTGTGTTTCAATCAATTCTTTATGGAAAGGCGTATGGAAAACCATGACCATGCCCATTTTTGCAGCAATTGACGTTGAGACAACACTTAACGGCAATGAAGATATAGGACTAGCTCATCCTATGCACCCTGACAACAAAGTCGTAGCCTATGGTATGTGCATAATAGAACCAAGAACTACGTATGATTGGAATATTTTTAGAGGTTACATAGATGGATTGATGTCCAGAACAGTTCTTTGTGGACACAACTTTTCTTTTGATTTGATGTATCTGTACAAAGAAAGCACAGGACTTAAAAACAAACTGCAACAACACAAGATTTGGGACACACAACTGGCAGAGTACATCCTGTCAGGACAACGCACCAAGTTTTCTAGCTTAGATGAGCTGTCTGTTAAATATGGTTTGCCTCTTAAAGACGACACCATCAAAAAGTATTTTCAAGCAGGGTTAGGTTCTGAAAAGATTCCCCCAGAGGAATTGATTCCTTACCTAGAACAAGATGTTATTAATACCAGAGCCATTGCTCAAGCACAGTACAAACGTGCTGTAGCAGCAGGGCAACTCATGTTGATTGAGACTCAGATGGAAGCACTTCATGCAACCACAGAGATGCAGTTCAACGGATTACACGTTGATAAAGCAAGACTGGATGAATACACAGTTGAAGTTGTGGATAACTTTGTAGATGTCAAACTCAATCTTGAAGCATTGGCAGCAGGTCATGTAGAAGACATCAACAGCCCTAAGCAGTGGTCACAATTTTTCTTTGGTGGTAAGAAAAGAGTCAAAGTCAAAGAAGAAGTAGGTGTTTACAAGAATGGCAATGCCAAGTTCAAGCTTGTAGAGAAGACAGTGGTCATCAAACCATTCATCAACTACGTACCAGACCCAGAGAAAGTGTCTGCAAAGACAGGACAAATCTCAGTTGATGACTCAGTGCTCAACGACATGTTGAAGCACACGTTTGATGCTAAAGCAATTGCAATAATCAACGGTCTGCTCAAATACAGAGAGCTGGCAAAACAACTGTCAACGTATGTGCAAGGCTTAAGCAAGCACATCATTGGTGACTTCATTCACGGCAAATTAAATCACACAGCAACAGTCACAGGTAGGTTGTCTTCAACCAATCCTAATCTACAA